CGTCCAGCAGGGTTTCGACAAAGGCCGACACCGCGAGAACGGTTGTGGCCAGCGCCACGTTCTGGAGTTGCGTCCCCGCGGCATTCCACCGGAGATACTTTTCGGCATCCGGTTCCGGGAGGACGAGGTCGCTATACGAAGTCGAGACGGGAAGCACCAGCGACCGGGCGAGGATGTCTTTCAACTGCTGTATCAGCACTGTCGCCCGGTCATAGCCCTCCTCTAATACGTCCGCGTGCTGTGGGTCGTTTTCGATGAGGTCAATGTCTTGCGTGTATGGGACATCCCGATAAACCACAACCGTGTCTGACGCTGTGGGGGGCGTCACCGCATACGCCCCGATCAGCGTCACGGTCCCGCCCGTATCATCGTTCACGGCTACCGTGAAATCTGTATCCTTCACAAGCGTCGTCTCGGCGCCTGCATCGTCGCGGATCACAACCTTGATATCGGTATCCTCGAACGCCTTGAAGGTGAAGCTAAACGGCCCCGCTCCGCCAACAAAAGACTCTCGACTCGTCGTAGTTGAAACTGACATGTTAATCCTCCTTAGAACACTGGCCGTTGTCTGCCCGGCGATTCTCCCGAATTACCCTTCCCGAAAGTAACAGCTCCGCCCGATCGAAGCGGGACAACGCTTTCTTTCGGAACCGGAGAATGTCCCGAAGGTTGCGATTTCTGTCCAGTCACTCCTGTTTTTGGGGCTTCGCCTTGTGCCAGGATATCAATGTAATAATCCATTGCCCGTTCAAGTTTTTTCATGCCCTCATCGTTCAGGCTTGCCATGAATTGCATGCGGTCCATTGGATTCATGGCGTAAAGGGGATTTAACGCCTGCATGGACCGTACAAAGCCCTGCCCCGTTCCCCCCTTTGCTATGTACTCATCAAGGTAGTGCTCCGCAGCAGCAAAATCCTTGTACCGGAGTGCCAGTTTGTAATTGAACATGGCATTTCCCTTGGCCGTGATAAAATATCCCTCTTCCTCTTTCCCCATTCTTTCGGCAAACCGGCGCTTTTCTTCCATGATATCCACATAGGCGGCACGGCCAGGGTCGGATGTATAAACAAAGAGGTTCTTGATCGTCTTTTCGTACCCTTCAAAGGGAAGCCCGAACAACGCCTTGTATTCGTCACCAAGCCGCAACTGCTCGGCTATGTACAATTTTTTATCTCTTATCGTTCCCATCTTCGTCACGTCGGGGAAGCTCTTCCGGCTGGTCAATAGCTCAGCAGGCCATTTGAAATATGGAGATACCCCGCCCACCACAACATTCAGCGGACCCTTTGCCATCTCCTTTGCCGCTTCGGTCATCGTGATCTTCCCGCTTAACACTTGGGGAACAAGACGATGAGCACCATCAAGTCCGAAGTTGCTGAGAAAATCAGACAACATCCCCATACGGTCAAAGTAGATTGTCTTGCCTTCAGAATCCTTCCCAAAAATGATATGAGCCGATCTCTTGACGCTTTCCGGCAGGTTATCCTCTTCCTCTTTGAAAAAGGTATTGTTGTAGACTTCGAGCATTGCCATGAGGCCGGTTACTTTTACCGCCAGCGCCCCTATTTTATAGGCGACATACGGAGCCTTTGCCCCGATCGTCTTTCCGATCTTCGTTGCCAGTTCCGCCGAATCCGCCGCGTTGTTCCAAAGATTGATATACCGCTTGAAATTCGCTTCTTTCCATGACCAGAAAGGCCATATATGTTCGCGGAGTTCACTTCCGATGACACCCACGCGGTCATAAGCGCCGAGGAGATCGTTTTGAAGCCAATACGCCCGCTTTTCAGCCGTTGGCAATCCTGATATTTCTTCTGGGATCGAAGCCCCGAAGTTGCGCGGAGTAAGGCCATCGGTGCTCGTCTTCATCTGTTCAAGGTAATCGAGATACGCAGCATAGCGTAGTGTCGCTTCTCTAACCGATGTTCCGATTTGCGCGTTCTTCCAATACCAGCCCCAAACATCAGCCGGAGCGGTCAAAAGATTCCCGTTTTTCTCCCTCACATGAGAAAATGCCTTCAGGTCTCCAAACTTGTTTATTTCAAGGGATTGCAGCGTTGACTCAAAACCGCCCATTTGAAAGAAATCCGACAGGTTTTTAGACATCTTCCCGTCACCATAGAAGGCATTCCATAACTCACGAAACGCCGTACCGGATTTTGAAAAAGCAGATGGGTTGCCGACAAAAACGCTCTCTGCATCTCCGCTGATATTCCGGACGTTGTATTTGAACAAACCCTTCGGATTTAACAGGGCGACTTTTTCTTTCCACTGTCTCATAAGGTAAGCCGACCCTTTAGAAATCACGTTGTCATGGTCCGGCTTTGTGAGGTTATTTAGAGTTTCTATGATTTCGTTTTTCAATACAAATTCGCGCCGGGGACCACCTACGGCCATCGCCCCTTTCAAGTCCTCTGCTTTGATCCCGTATTCGGCCAGCGCGCCGCTCAAAAGCTCGTTCGCTATCTGTGCGGGTACAGCCTGGGTCATGTAAAAAACCTGCCCTTCCCTCGGCTGCCATAGGTCATAGCCCTCCGGGATAGCATCCTTCCAATCTTCCAAACCTTGCGCCTTCGCATTGGCCCGAATATCTTTGGCGATGTTGTATTGTTCATCCACCGTCTTGATGACCTGAGCGACTTTCACGTCGTGAATCATCTGCGACATTACATCGTGCTCGACTTGCAGGTAATCCCGGTTGATATCCAATTCACTACCTTGACGCTTTTTTAGAAATCCTCGATTGGCAGGAGTCTTCAGTTTCTTCCCTGCGCCAAAGATATTTTGCGCCTGGGCGTATTCGAGGACTTGATGGTGATAATAATCGGGGTTTGTGAAGCGCTCCTCTACGTTAAGGCCGATTGACTCCATCGCCTCAAGATATTCTGCCTTTATCTGCTCCCACGTTGCCTTTCGTTTGGCTATGCTCTCAGCAACTTCAGGATTTTTATTGACAAGATCGTCGATGATTATCTTCTCTGCTGCGAGAGATTCCCTTGTGAATCCATAGGGCAATGCCATGTCGCGCTCCGCTGAATAGAGCAAGTCGTCAAGAATAACTCTCTTTTCAAACAGGTCCATCGTCGGCCTATCAAGACCCGCTACGATCTCCTCAAGCGCCCGTGTTGCGCGATCAGAGGCGATGCCTTTGTATTTTGAGAGGTTGAGAAGCTCAAAGCGAAGGTTGGCAAACTCCTCCGTCTTGGGCAGGTGTTCGTATTCTCTGGATAGCTTGTTTTTCAGGGTTTCGAGTAAGGCTGTACCTTTTTGCCACAGGGTAGGATTTTCGGGAATGGCCGCCTTGTAGCGAGAGTTTATCGGTTCGGGAAACTCATGGAGCAGAGGGGCTTCTTTTTCGCGTAGAGGGATTGCCCCACGTTCATTAAAAATAGATGCCCTCCCTGCTTGCGTAGGTTTTTCAGGATAATAACCCTGCTCATGAAAGGAATCAGCATTCGTCGTCAGGTCTTTAGCTTTGACCTTCTTCTCAATAATTTTGAAGTTCTCCCCAGTTTGATCTTTCGCCGCATCAACATAAGATTCAGCGACTTTTTTGTTGATAGTCACCCAATCCCCTGCGTTTATTTCATGCGCATTTTCGGGGACGGCGCGATAAATGGTTATATCCGCTTCCGGCTTTCCCCTAAGAGACTGCAAAATCCTCAAAGTAGATTTGTCAAGAACATCATTCCCTGTCCCGAAATACTGAAGAGCATTCCTCCCGTAGATGTCGTCTCCGAAAGATACTGTCAAATCGTAAAGACGTGCCGCGCCTCCTGCGACAGTCATTGGCCGGTGAGAGATTCTGTAATTTTCTGTCTCGGTCTCGGCCTTGACCCGCGCCGCTTCCTCGACAGGACCCCGCCCGGTTATCTCCTTGAGAAATTCAGGAACGGCTTCCCCGCCCTTGGGGATACCGTCACGGGCGATCTTCATCAGTCCCTTGACAGCCCCACCAGTCATCAAAACGCCGCCAATATCGGCATAATAGTCAAGAACGGCCCGTTCGGGGATTATGGGTCCAGCCGGAGAACCTTTGACCATCTGCGCCGCTGTCCGTGCAAACTCGCTTGCAATCTCGAAGGGCGAACCAATAAGCCTGAAAAGGCTGTTAGTGATATACTCCCCTTCGGCGGTCTTTGGCTTCACCATGAGTTCGTTCTGGACGCCCTCATCAACCGCCTTCGCAGCGTCTATATCCCCTGTCAAAAGATGGGTTACAACGCCCGCAACCTTACCGGCAGGCCATGAATACAGGCCGGAAAAAGCGGCCATCGCAGTTTCCATCAGGGCACGCGATGTGCGGACGAAATCCCCCTGCCCGAGCCGGTTCTCATCAACAGCCGGAGGATCTATAATAAACCCATCGGGCGGTGATACTGTATCGATGATGAATCCATCAGGCGGCCTTACTTCCATTTCGTCCCATCCCATGTAACCTTTGCCCCCGTTTTCGGATTCGTCGCGGTTGTGCCGATCCTAAGCGCCGGGATATTCGACTGCGGCGCAACGGGAACAGATCTCTGCGGGGAAGGTGTAGCCCCCCTGCCCCCACCCTTCAACGCCTTCATATCCGCCTTCATATCTTCCAACGGATTCACATTGGAAAACTCAGGCATGGAAAGAATCGTATTGGCGTATGCCTTGATCTTTTCCGGGGTATTCAGCGAATCCTTGTATTCGACGACACCGGACTCATACATCTTTATTGCCCTATCAAGGCGCTCCTTCCCGGTCTGCGTCTGCATTCCAGGAAAAGAAAGCGCAGTCTTTAGCGTTTCGATCCCGCCCTTGACCGCCTGCTTGTCGTTCGACCTCTCCTGCGACATCCCGATATTACTAAGGTGCTTGAAATCCGTTATATTCAACTGGCTTCTGTTCTTCAGAAGCCATGCCTTCTTCTCCTCAATCGGTTTGGAAGAGTCATACATAATATCGACGCCTTCCAAGTAAACTGTACTGTTCGATTTGCCTTCCGGCTGTGGCTGCTGCAAGGAATGAATGATTTTCGCTTTATCCATTCCGGGGATGTATTTAGCTTCTTGCGTTGCCTTCATCGCGCCGGGAGTGTCTCCCTTGACGATCAGATCCCCGATAGCGTTTAACTCTCCATCGTGAGCTGCCTTCACCCGTTTATTTTCTGTCTCGACCTTGTAAACGTACTGAGAGCGGAAACTTTGGGCGATGTTTTGCGCCTGGTCTATCGTCAGCTTGTGTCGATCGATAAAGTCAGTCCTCGTTACGTTTGCCGCTGCTTCTCCGGGGTCGGGCCAGTTCGTTTCTGCCTCTTTTTGGGCGACGAGCATTTTACGCTCGGTCATGATCTTATTGGCCGCAGTCACGGCCTGGTTGTAATATTCCCTTCGTTGCACAGGGTCTTTTACGGCCTGATATTTGTTCGGGTCGGCAATATCTTTGATAAATTTATTTATATCTTCCGTGGGCATATCCTTGAAACCCGCGATGGCGTTCAAGATCTTCAGCCCCTCTTTGCGCGTGATGACTTTTTCCCAATACTCCTTTTGCCTTGTAACCATCTCCGGGGTAATGATCCCGCCTATCTCCGCCGCCTGGATCAGGTTCACGACCTGCGTGTTGGCTTCGGCCTCGATATCCGGGTTGTCAGTCATGGAATAAATTTTCGTCTGGGCCTGCATCCCGTCGAAGAAAGCGTTTTGCGCCGCCCTGTGGTTTTGCTTTATCTCGACATCCTTGAAGGTTTTGCCAAAGGACATCTGCAAGTGATCGTGCGCCCGCATCAGCAGGGATTTCGTGACGGGGTCCCTTTGTTCGTTTATTTTGGCGTAGCCCTCATCAAAGAGGTTCGAGATTATGGGCCGGTAGGCGCTCACGTTCGCCGGATCGTCTTCCTGAGCCCGCTGAATGTAATCAGTCAGCTTCACGGACAGGTCGGTCGTGTACCGTGACACGTCAGCCATCCGCATGGCTGTTGCTTCCGTCTGCGCCCGGTGAGATTCAATCGAGGCAATGGTGCCGGCAAGGTGCGTCAGGCTATTTGCCAGATTCGCCCCGCCCTGTGCCGCCGCATAAAATCCTGATGGAATGTCCATTTTTTAACCCAAAACCGTTGAAGATCCGCCGAGCCGATCTGTGCCCATGTAAATATATTTATTCAAACATTTTTTTAATAATTGGGTTGAATGCGTTGAATATCGACGCCCCCGCGTTGAGATATCCGCCCGTGACCGCATTGGACATCGACTGACTGTATATGCTCGATCCCAGATTGTAATTTGTGGTCAGGGCGTTCATGTTGCCCATGTACGTGTTCAGGGCAATCGTTGAGCCCATGCCGATTCGTCCCCGCTGGTTCATCAGCAGGTTTTTGTATTCGTTGGAAAGGGCAAGTGACCCCTTCGTGAGCTTTACGTTGAAGTCGTTCTCCGCAAGCGTCCCCTGATAGGCTATGTCATTCAGAAGGTTGCTGAATCTCACTTGATTTTTTTGGTTCAGCAGCTTCGCCCCCTCGACGTTCGTTGACCACACATCCACATCGGTTTCGAACTTCATGATGTCCGAAAGGTATTGTCTTTCGCCGGCAAGCGCCCAAAGCTGTTCAAGGGGAGTACCGGTCCCGATCTCTACCCCGGCAGCGGCCATCCTGGACCGTTCGCGGGCGAGCAGCTTAGCAGTCTCGATCCCGAAAACAGACCGCGCGAGGACGCCCCTCTCGGCAATCAGCGCCGCCTGTTGATCCTTGAAGCCCTTCTCCCAATCAAGCGTCGCAAGCTGCCATTCAAAGATTTCCTTTTCGACGGCGTACTTCTGCCCGGCCAACGCTCGTGTGATGCCCAGAAATTTAAGCTGCTCTCTGTACCTTGCTTCCTGGTTTTCTGTGGAGAGCAGCGAAAAGGTGTTTTCTTCAAGGTTGTTTATTACGTTGAGACGGCGCTGTTCCTCCTGGTTGTTGAGAGCAATCCGCCCCTGAAGCGTCTGGGCGTTAAGCGCCTCCTGTTGCGCGGACGAGGCTCTGCGCTGCTGTTCGCCCCCCCATATGGCGGTCCCGGCCCCAATGATTGCCGCCCCTATTGCTACGCCAACAGCCATTTCAGCCTACCCTCGCATATAGGTAATGGTCGCGCTTGTCCGCGCCGTATTTTTTCATAAGCCCTTCCCGCTCGAATCCCAGGTGTCGCAGCCACCGGATCGCCGCGGCGTTGTCCACGATCGCCGTTGCCTGCACACGATGCAGTTTCCAATCGCTTATGATCGCGTTCAAGAAATCCCTTGTCCCCTTGTAATAGGCTTTGGGATACTTCGTCACCAGCTCGCTTGTCACGCTCCACGCGGAGCCCACCCCCAGACCTGTCGGAGCGACGCCGCCGATGCAGACAATCCCCTCGGTCGAAAGCAGCGTGTAGGCGCCACCGACCTTCTCGTAGTGTTCGCACATTCTGCGGAAACCCGGGATATTCATGACCTCCTGCCGGTCTGGTTCGCGGATCTCGATAAAATCAAAGTGCCATGCCTCGAAGGGGACTATTTGCGTCATCTATCTTCCGTCCTGAATTTCGGCATGATCGCCAGTATCGTCATCGGCAAGGGCTGATCTTGAACCACCGTTACCACGGCTTCCGACTCCCACCCGCCGGGGAACGGCACGTCCTTGTCGCCTGTAAACAATTCCGGCGGGTTTCCGTAGGTGTCGCGCGCGGTCCTGAATCCAATCGTATCGAGCGTGACTTCATCAGGCCCCACCTTTCCCCCAAGGGTTTTATAAAACCTCACGGACGCCTCGTGTATGCGCTTTTGTTTCCCCTGCGCGGTCCCCTCGCGCGAACCGCCCTCAACCCCCATCGTGGTCAGGACACTCTCATAGTGCAGCCCGACATTCACCTTCGCGGCGTACCAGCTAAGGGAGATAGCGCCGGACGCTACGGTCCGCGCGGGATGCACCGCGCCATCCGTCAAAACATCGACGGACTCGCCCTCCAGGTGCGACAAGCCGGAAGGAGCATTCGTCATTTTCTTCGCAATCCCTCCGCTTGAATATGCCGTAAACCCCGTTCCGTCCAAGCCCGCGCATTCGAACGTATTTGCGGCCTTGTTCGCTACCACGACTTCGCGCCCGTTGAGTTCCGTCATCCCAACAACGCCGCTTATTTTTATGTGGTCCCCGTTGCTGAAGCCGTGCGACGTCGCCGCGATCACGACCGGATCAGCCTTTGTCGCGCCGGTGATGGTCTTTTCCGTCCCGTCGTAGGCCA